AACAAATCCTTTTGTATAGCCACTTTGAATTTGTTTTAAGTGGGAAAGTGGCTTTTTTTCTTATACCGTTTATATATTTATATATATATCTCTCTTTTTATTTTTTTTTCTATGTATGAAGTAATATCTTTTTCCACTTTTCCACTGAAATTCTCCTAAAAGTGGCTTATATGGCTATCCGTTCAAGTGGTTTTTTTAAAATTCAAGTGGTTTTTTGCCTTTTCAAGTGGTTTTTTCGTCTTTTCAAGTGGTTTTTTTACTTTACTTTTCTGAAAAAAAAAGAGAGAAGAGAGAGAAGTGTGGATTACGCTTTATCATAACCATAACTTGCACCATATTCCCTCTTAGTTTCTTTCGTCAATGTGAATTTTTTATAACAGTCATATCCATCTTTGGGTTTTACATCTGCCTTCCCCATTTTTGTTAAAATGTTTTTAACGTCTTTTTTGCTATCGTGATACCCGCCATTGTTATCTATACACCAAGCGACGTAAACATCATAAAAACGCTTACAGGTGCAATTATCATCTATTTTTTCATTTTGCCTTTCAGTCGTGCAATCCTGCATAAATGATAAAACGCTGTTATTATCTGTCTTGTAGCTTTCTACATCATTTTTCATAGATTCTGGAACAATAAACTCATATTCATTTTTGATAACTTTTTGAAGTTCTTTCAAGGCTAAAGAAACAATGTATTCCCTCTCTTCAAACATTTTATCTTGAAGATATTTGTCTTTTTTAGGCACTGGATTATTACATTTTACAATCATGATTCGATTGTAAACGTGACTTCCCCTGTCTCCTCCAAACTTAGGTAGATCATTGCAACAAAACCACAACAAGCCGTTGTAAATAAAATTAAACATGTTGTCACCCTTGAATTCAGCTTGTAGGGTATCGCCTCCAGTTGCCAGTTTGAAAGTTTTTAGTTCACTCACTGTGAGATAAGACATGTCATTACAACCTGATATTCTTTTATTATAGATAGACGATGCACCCCAACGACCTTCCAGAGCGTTCAAATCTATTCCGGAACAATGGCTCTCGCCGATCAGTTTGTGGGCTAATTGTTTCAATTGAGATTTACCAACATCCCCCTCACCCACCATAAACAATGATTTCTTCATCCTCCACCCTTTTATATTGCTTATAGCAACGCCCAAGAATTGGAGCAATAAACTTTTAATTTGCTTATCACTGCTTGTTAAATGTTCAATGAAATTATCAAAATGGCGGCTCTCTGGACTCTCTGGAATGGGATTATAATTGCAAGGAATTTGAATTGTGCAATACTCGCTGGGTGTATGCTCTTTCAACTCCATGGTGTCCACATACAACAAACCATTTTGAAAGTTAATGATCTTTTCATTGTTATTTATCTCGTTCATGGGAACAAAATGTAAATCCGTTGTCAACAATCCGAATACTTCGGCTATGTCCCTAGTTTTTTGAATTTCCAAAGGGATGAAAATTTTTATAAAGCCTTTCAATTCGTCGTCTGATATTTGTTTGTAGTATCCATTTTTGTACCAATACCGCATGATGCAAGAATTAGCATCATTTCGGACAAAAATATAATTCTCGTTTTGTCTTATGTATTCCGCAAGTATTGCGGGAAGTATGGTCACCTTTTCTTTACCTGTTTTATCATTTATTTCTTTATGTATCCAATCGCAATTTTCAAAATTTGTTATTGATTTACATTCAACTTTACATTCAACCTTTGGAGCAATGGGATCTTCTTTTTGTTCTGCTGAATCTTGTTTCCCGATCTTCTCAGCTTCCTTTGGCACGCTATCTTTTTTCCTTGTATCTTTATTGAAATTTGGATCATACGCTCCCCTTGCTCCCTGTATAGCGTTATTTATTGTCCATGTTTTATAGTCTGGTCGATCATCCCATTTTTTACGATGTAAGCCAGAACCCCTGAAAATAGAATCAACCGTGTGGAAATCCTTGGTGTAAAATGCCAATATGTTACATAATGCCAAATCTGCGGACGAATGATCATTTCCATTCCCTGATATATCGCCAGAATAAAGCCGTCTGAACTCGTTCCCATTTTTCGCTTTCATCGCTAAATCAATAATCTTACCTTCATCCAAAGTTAATAGTGGCTTTGTCCTGATAGTTTCTTTTGCTGGCTCTGGCTTTTTCTCGAAATGAATATCACATACTTCATCAAGTTCACTTTGTCGGTCTTCAACGGTGGTTGTTGTGTCCTCTATCCTTTTTCCTGTCATCGTGAAGTATCTACCATCATCATATATTTCTAGCCCCGATTGTCTACCGTTGACACAATCCCATTGTGGATTTTTCGAACCCTTACCCTTCTTGACCGCCTTGATAATCGTATGGATTCCCGTCCCTGATGGTGACAATTCCGTATAACTGTTAAATTTTCGCATAAGACCAAGTGCTTTGTTTGTTAGTCCGTCAGGAACGCAATTATCTATATCTATGCCGCAAAATGGGGAATTTCCAAACATGAATCCTACCCCTTCATATTTTCCAGTTTCATATGCTTTTTTTACATTTTCGTATGTATCCCAAAATTTAGGGTTGGAAGATGAAGAATTGAATCCGATAGGCTTGTTTTTTAGGCTTAGTTCTTTACTATACCATGTTTTTACGGGTATTTTTGTTGGTTTCTTGCCGTCATTCCTGTCTATTAACTTCCACAATACCCAATTCTTATATCCCTTCAATTCTGCTGGCATATTATCAAAATTTATGACATTTTTTGTATTCATGCTTGTCCTCTTTTCCCACCTATGTTATAATAGGCGTGTTGGTTGTTTTATTTTTAGTTTGTTTTTTTGTATCCATGTTGCGTTTAGCTTGTCCCACCTGTTGCGTGGGATTTTTGCTTTTTAAGAAGCCGATTCAACTTCCTTTTCCTTCTTCATTTGTGCAACTTTCTTTTGCCAGTACCGTTTAACGATTGCCGCTCTCTGCTCCTTATTTCGATTGTTGTACTCTTTTTGGTATGCGTTCCTAACTGCTTTCTCTTCTGGCGTTAACTCGTAATTTTCCATTCGGCATTCTCCTTTAAAAATAAAATAAAATTGGCTCAACCGTGCATTTGTTACGCACCATTAAGCCAACATTTTTGTTTGTATCTTCAATATCCTAGTAATATTTTTTACATTTTGTTTACATTATTTACAAGTTGGGTATTGTAACGTAAGCAAATAAGCGATATATTACTATTAACTTAGGGTATAATATACAACAAAATATAACTTAACGGGGAACCTTTGTTTACAGTCGACTTTCTCAGGGAGGACAGTAAACGGGGTTCTTATTTCTTGATCATTTTATCACAGAGCAAAAAACATTTCTATAATAAGCCATCCCATATTTACAAAATATTTTTAGAACACATATGCCTTTAGCCTGCTAGTCATCAACGTTGTATCATTTTGGTGCTATCTTTGTGCTATTTGGTGTGATAATGGTAGACGGGGTACTACCCCGCCCCCTCACAATCCCATCAATCCTGCGTGTATAAATCCCTCAAAGTTACCATAACTACCTTTTCACTATTCCCAACAAATGCCAAATTACGCCACACATCACCATTGGTAAACTTAATTTCAAATATTTCTGGAATTTCCTTCATCACTTTTTCGATTGTCATAATATGTATCCTCCTAATAATTTTATTTTGGGTTCTTAGCTTCCTTTTTCCGATCTACTGGCAAGGTTCATTTTGGCTTCGGTATTTCTGGCGGCTTTGGAAGTGGTTTGGGATTTGGATAAGGTAATTCCCTTAGACATTTCATAGATAATTCCTCCTGTAATTTTGATATATTTTTGGGCTTTATTTGTAAAATGTAGGATTCGGCAACATTTTAAAATCCAGCAAATGTCTGAACTGATAAGCACCCATGTAATCCATAATAATCCTCCTAATATTTTGGGTTTATTTGTGATTTTTTGTATTCCAATCCCTATCCTTGCTTTACAACTTCGAGAGCAAATTTTAAAAAGTTGTCTATCGTCGGTCTGTAACCTTTTAGTGAAATTGTGTAGATGTCAGAACCCCAAATTGTAATAGCTGATTTTTTAGTAATCTCTTTTCCTGCATACACGTTTAAATTTTTCGCTAGCTCTCTCAAATAGATGAGCGTTTGGCGTGGCGTGACATCCCCTTCATTTAACTTAAATTTCCAATCTATCATACTGATCATAATGTGTTCCTCCTATAATTTTGATTTATTTGTGATTTTTTGTATAATATTTTACGATAGTTGGTTTGCATAAATCGGATTCCAATGTGTACCCCAATAGGCATCCTGCTAGAACCAAAATTACCCATACTATAAGTTTCTTTTTCATAAGCTTCCTCCTGATATTTTGATATTTTTGATAGTTGTGACCCGTCGGGCCCAAAGGCTTTTCGAACTTTCCTTGTGTTTTGGGCCCAAAGGAATATTTATTGGGCCCAAAATCATTACCGGACTGACTTCAAGCAACTTTCTTTATCCATCAATATCAGAGTTCTTGAACCATCAACTTTCAATATCCCTAAAGTTTCCAATGTTCCCTTGATTTTTCTTACTGTTTCGGGTTCTATTCTGGTATTAGATCGGATTTTGTGATAGCCCGGAGATTCATCATTTTTTTTGTTGGCATACATGTAGTCTATATATTTCAAAATATCTGTTTTATCAATACCGGACTGACTTTGTGGGTTTTTAGATTCTAATGGTATAGGTGTGTGTCCAGTATCAAAGCCTATCTGCCTTCTATTATCCTTCTGAACGTCTGCATTATCATGACTTTCAAGTTTTGCGGTTGCTGGTTTAAGACGATAGGTTTTCTTTGGTGCTGCTGAAATTTCTTTAACCTCTGGGATTGTTTCTGGCTCTGCTGAAATTTCTTTGGGAATAATTTTCACTTCCGGCTCTTCTGCAATTTGTGCTTGTGCTTGTACTTCTGGAAGTGCTTTTGTATCTGTTTGACCAGATTTCCAAATTTTAATCTTATCTGCGATTTCTCCAAACCAATCCTTAAGTTTTTTACGCTGGGGAACTCCTTCACCGGGTACTTCATCAAGCTTCATTCCAGCAGCCATCATCAGAAAAGTTCCAAGCAATTCCGTAAATATATTTTTGAATATGTAAAACTTTGCTACAACATCCTGTGCACTAGACCCCCAACCCTGCGAATACACCCATTCAGCCATGGCGTAAATCCCCTGCGTTGAGACTATACCAGTATCTTTCAATCCGCTTAATTCTTGTTTTGTAGATGCTTTTTGACCTTCTAGCACGTCAATTCGGGACTTAATATTAGAAATTTGATTATCTATGTTGGTGGATGTTTTTTCCCTTATTTGGGCTATGTCTGCATCAATCACGTCCACCCCTCGCCTTGGTGATCCAGATGGTGTTGTAATCCAAGAATTCTTTAATGCCCTAGCTCGTTCACTTTTTAGAGTTTCCAAAGATTCGTTGACTTTCTGATCCTTGCTATTCTTTAGCTGGTTGCTTTCTACCTGTAATTCAACTATCTTCTTCTTGTCATCCTCATAACTTTCGGTTGACCGCTTATACCCATCACTACTTACCAAAGTTGATTGGCGTATCTCATTCGCCTTGTTTAAGTCTAGCGATTGGCTAGCCCACATGCTGATCCCAAAGCATCCGATGTAGAACGCTAAACATATTCCAGCGAATGAATAATTACCGCGACTTACGCAGACTATCATTAATGTACAACTAACAATTTTACCAATGTCCACGCAGATACCGGATACAGCCAAAACCTTGCCTAATGTTGTTCCCGTTGCCATGCTTTCGAACAAAATAGCAGTGAACACCATGGAAACGATGATGAGAAATAGCCCTGCGACATATCCCAAAAATAGCATTCCTTTTCCGATTTTCATAAAATCACTCTCCTCAATATCTTGTTTTCAAAGTGCGGCTTTCGTGTTACGATGAGAAGGAAATGTCCCTCTCATTTGTTGCGGGGTGTTTCGGGGTACAAAGTCCTTTTACTTGACGGTGGAGGACTTTGTTTATTTTCCATGCTTTTTCAGTAAATCTTCGATTGCTTCATCTAGTAGTCTTGTCTTTGGTATTCTTGTTTCCTTGGAAAGATCATCAAGTTTCTTGTAGAGTTCCTTTTCTAAACTTGTTGAAAATAATCTCCTGTTTACTAATCCACCATTTTCCATTTTAACACCTCCGTTTTATTTATTTATTACCTAACAACATTATATATCATTATGCTTATCGTGTCTATATTAATATTAATTAACTCGAATGTTACATAATGTAATTGTGTCACATTCGGAATTGCTCTACAGATAGGGTTTTGGGAAATTAGCGATATTTTGAGGATTTGAATGTTACACAATCGCATTGTGAATGAGAAAATGTGTCATTCCAATATCTGATAAATTTGAACTTGTGCAAAAATTGCACATTGCAATATTAAAACCAAGCATTGAAATGAAAATTAAAATAAAATATAATCACTTTAAAATTAGTGAGGTGCAAAAAAATGACAGATCGCCGATTAAATAAATATGTAGCTGACATTGTACAAAAATATCCTAATTGCTGGACTGAATATAATAAGTTTCGGGACGCACGGGGTAAAGATCTCCCAATATGGCCGGAATGGTGTTGGGCTCCATTGGCGGCAAGCTATGCTATAATCTCCCGTGGCAAAATGCTTGACACTAATTTGGTTGATGACGTAGGGATATTAGGTGCATTGGCGGCGTGGAGGATGACAAAGGGGATATACCAATTTGATCAGGATATGTTAGCGGCGATATGGGAAACTCCTATAAATAATGAATTACCTATAGATATTTTGTATAGATTACCGGAATGGTGTGTGTATGTCGAAGCTCCAAAAGGTGCTGATGTTTTCGGCACTGAATTATTTGGATACTTTGCCCACTTAGAATGGGATCCCAACGACGGACGAACAGAATTACGGCTATTGCTGGATACCGCCGCAAAGATAATAGTTATCCCAGTCCATTTGTTGCCGCAACGATCGCTTTTGGAATGTGTAGGTGCAATGATCGCCGAAACGGAAAAATGGGCTCCTGTACCCCATAGGGACGCAGTAGAAAAGACCATAGCGGAAACAATAGCACCAATGATCTCAACCTTGCTGTATTTGTGCTCTGAAAATGCCGATATTGCGGACGGACGCGGGCAAAAGTTAGCACCAAGCAATCCCAGACCGCAAAGAATCAAAGGTGGGGTGAAGGTATTTCCTGCGACCATAACAACTCCATGGCGTGTTGGTAGTCGGGTAGGTGACGCATTACGGCAAGCACAAGCAAACAGCAACGCAGATAATACAGGCAAGCGGGCACATGTCAGGAGGGCACATTGGCATAGTTATTGGACGGGATCAAAAGGCAGTCCAGACGAAAGAAAAATAATCTTGAAATGGTTACATCCTATTCTAATTGGGAAAGATTTGGAAACAACCACATATCATACTATCGGTTAGCAAGCAGGTGAAATGAGTACCCATTTTCAAAATTATTGGGATAATCCCAAACCCCTTGAATATAATTCTCTGGGGAATAGAAAGTGCATATCCACACCTTTCTCTCTTGTGTAACTGGAAATTCTTCAATTCAATGTGCCTGACATCTTGAAATTATAAATGGCTTTAGATAGCACCTTGTGGGATTTCCACTTTGTGTGCAGCGGCACCGATCGGGTTCAGCTCGGAAGAAATTTAATTGGAAACTAATATTCCATCATGAAATTATTTTTGTTTCTCTGGTACGCTATAGGTCGATTGTCAATTTGTCCGTGTTTTACAATAAAATCCGCTTGTTGCAAGGCTTTCACATATTTTGTGTAACAAAGGTAACACACTTTTTCAATTTGTTTTACAGAAAAAGCTTGAATCTTGTAGGCTTTGCCTTCAATTTGTGTAACGCCTGTTCCTGCCTTACTAAAAATACGCTGTAAAAAGTTCAACTTTTGATTCGATTTTACCCTGTTTTTGCCCTCATTTTGTGAAAAAATATCATGTTTTTGGTACGTTTTTGAAAGCTCTGTGAAATTTAAAACAAGCGTTACCGCCTACAATGCCAATAGAATCGCCTGAAATATCAAAGATTATATTTCTCCTAACAATGAAAAAAAATTAAAATAATCCCATTTCGGGAGAAAATCTTGCGTGGATGTGGGGCACACCTTTTGATGTGATGGGCTAAACAAATTGATCCCCCCTAGGTATGCAATAGCACCATGACGTTCTACAAGGTCAAATAAGCCGCTAAAAGATATGTGGATGATAAGTTTATCGACTTTGCCTTGGTGGCACGTCTCGCCCTATCCGTTATCATATTTCGGTTTTTATTCGGTTTAGTCCGATTAGTTTCTGGAATGCAATCAAAGATACACCTTTTCCCGATTAGATAATAACATTTATTGGATTTTAGGGGTAGGGGGTTATGCGTGCGACCTGTGCGTTTTTTGAGGGTTCACTATCGGTTATTCGATAATATATATAAACTGTCAATACACCCCCCCATAGCGTGCGACCTGTGTATTCTCTGCATGGTTGCCATCGGTTAATGAGTATCGGGATATAGATTCTTTAATGGGGGGGGTGCTACTATGTACAAAGCTTCCTCTTGCGGCTACAAGGGCAAATTTGGTAAGGACATTAATGACCTTGCCTAAACATTATAACCGCCATTAACATGACAAAAGCTATACACAAAGGTGGTATATTCTTCACTTTTTCGGCTGAATTTGCATCCTTTTTGCATCTTTTTCGGCTGAATTTGGTACTCTTTTGGTCAATCAAACCATCCTTCTAGATCAGATTTGCCGTAGTTCCTTGAACCATCTCCATCGTCATCTTTGTAGAAATTATCATCTCTTGCTTTTTCTGTGACAACCCTTGTTTGTTGCGATCCTATTGCATCGGCGATCATATCAGAAAATAACAAATCGTCATGTTTCCCTGATTCTGCGTCATATCTACCATCTTTATCTTTTACAAATGTTAACATTTCACTAAGAGTATCGATATCAAAAAAACTTTCAATCGATTCATCCACCGTTGTGATTTCGTTTTCTAGTATTAGAGGTCTTGTATTCCCATCCGTTTTCCATCCATAAGCCTTTTTGACCTCTTTCGTGAAGCTATCAAACTTCTCTCTCATGTATTGCCGTGGGTATCTCCAATCATCTAGCAACTCAATTGGATAAGTGTTGAAATTCATTTCTATTCCAATTAATGCCGTATTAAAATACATACCCAAAGCCCACATTTGCGATGTGTAAGGTTTAGACCTTAGTCCCTCCATGTGCAAAGTAGCACACCTAATACCTGTATTATTATTTTTTACAGTACCAGAGAACCAATCAGACCCTTCCCCTTTTGTATCTCCTCCAAGAGTATAAGGATTATCCAATTTAACATCATTATAAATCTTAATACATCCCCTAGGCGTATCCGTCCATCTGTACGCAGTAGGATAATTCATCTTGTCAGGATCATCCCAAGTAATAATAAATTCACCAATCTTTGGAGGAGATTTCTTATAATGTTCCTTCAAAAAATCTTTTCTTTGGATTATTTTTTCTTTGTTGAATATACAACTACCAGATGAAAGGAAAGCTTCGTCCGGACTACATGGATATTCTTGCTGTATCAAATCCTTCTTTATGTACCCGCTGTACTTGTTGTAATACCAGTATACTTGTTCTTCACAAAGCTTCTTGCTATCTAAAAGCCATCTGCAACGCTCATGAATCCATTCTTTGCCCGACAATATTATGTTAAGAAATTGTAATTTTGCATCTTCATCTTCGAATTGATATGAGTATTCGGCGGTCAACCACCACTCGTAGAAGCAATTAACCCATTTTCCAGAATCCCATAAATCTTTATATTCATTGAATCCATTTGCGGTTGATTCCAATATTTGAATAGCATCCTTGGTCATTGCTTCGCCAATACCCGCCTGAACACCTGATATTCCATCTCTCCAAAATGCCGCTTCCGAACCATGAAAAAAATTAATCGTCCTAGAACGTCCCATATTTCGAGATGCTGTTTTTACTTCCCAAGACGAATTAAGCTTTTCGAATAATAACTGTTTGCGATTATTATATTTTTCCGTTGGCTTTATCGGCTCTGGTAACTGCGAATATGGATATTTTGCTTTGTTTTCGAATATAGCAGATGCATTCCCATCTTCATCCGCCGCCGTAAACCCTTCAAAGTTTTTGCGGCTTATGGTACATGCTAATTGATAAGCAGTTATAAGTGACGTGAACCCTTGTTGCCGCCCTTTCAACACAATTAATTTTAACGTCAATCGCTTCCCTGATCTATACTCTGCGATGGCTTTATTTAATCGGTCTATAAAATCCTTTTGAACATCATTTAAAAAAAATGGAACAAGGTGTTTATCCTTATCCACTATATAAAAACACATTTCAATTAATTTTTCTGGATTATTTTTGATCTCTTGGCGTAGCTCCTCAGATTCCAAAATATATTTGGCTACTGAATTTATATAGTCATTGTCTGTTTGATAAGAACGATCCAATTCCCACATGGCTTTTCTTTTTTCAATTATTCTATCAGCTGTAATCATTTTAAAAAGTCCTCCAGTTTTTTATCTATACTTATGTTCACATCTGTTTTATCCGTAAACATTTTGAAATGCTTACCTACCAATTCAACCGCTCTATTTGCTCCCGCACTATCAAATTTCCATTGCCCGGAAGGAACTAGATTACCATTCGAATCCTTTTCCATGACTGGGACTTTCTCCATGCACCTTTCCGCAATCTCTTTTAGTGTATTGAGTACCCAATCTTGTGTTATTTCGGTTCGTTTTTCCCGATCTTTCATTCGATGTTGAATATAATCCTTAACACTAACATTTACTAACAACCTATTCCCTTGTTCATTCGCTGTTTTTTCGCTATATCCTGCCCTTATAGCCGCTTTAGTAGCATTCAAATCAATCAAATATTCATCCGCAAATCTCTTCTGTTTTTCTGTCAATTTTACATCACCCATTTAATCTCACACCTTTCTACTGGATTTTAATTTTGATTGCACCTTACCGAACGTGATCTTATTAATGATTTGTTTATGTACACCCTCTTTTTGGATTCCTGCGTGTGTGGAAAGCCCAGTGTAAAAATCATTTTTCAGGATAACAGAAATGCTTTGCTTGCTGAACTCATTCCCTCTTTCTGATCTGATTCCCCCAGCGTTTAGATGATCGGCGATTTGTTGCAGTGACTTTCCGGCCATGTACATGTGGAACATATCTTTTACACATTTTGACTTTTCTTCATCGACAACTATCTTTGCGTTGTCCCATTCGTACCCAAAAGGTGCACTTCCACATGCTTTCTCTCCTAACTTTGCCTTCGTCTTCCGTCCCTTTGCCAGTTTTAACGATATGCTCATTCTTTCATACTGATCAAGCAGCTCCATCATTCCATTTACCAAAAAATCATTCGGGTCTTTTGTATAGATGCTATATTTGGGTTGGTCTATGCTGACAACGTCGGCTTTGGCTTTCTCCAACTCTCTCCTGATCAATACTTTTACAGTGTCGATTCTCCAAAGCCTACTTGTATTCTGTACGACAACTTTGTTAACTCCATTCAAGGATGATAGCAAGCCGGCTAATCCTTCCCTGTTAGTTTCCGTCCCTGATATTCCCTCATCCTTAAATATTTCAATCAATTCAAAATTGTTATCCTGGCAGTATTTCGTTATCGCATCAATTTGTGTCTGGATGCCAAATCCTTTTTCAACTTGTGTGGATGTTGAAACTCTCACATATCCGAATACTTTTTCCATACAATGTACCTCCTAAGCACATTTCAGACTATTAATTCTATTGTACATCAAAAAATGGATATAGTCAAATCTTATGGCTAACATTTGACGTAAAATCTTAAAGGTGGCGATTTCGCAATATCTTGGCGTGTTTTCATCCTTACAAAATCAAGCCCAAATCTTACATAGTTTAAGTGTGTATCGATTGTAAAAATATTGAAATAGTAAAATGTTAACCCATTATATTTTATCAAAAAACTTGAAGAATTGAAATTGGGCTTTTCCTAGTGATGATTTGTCGATAAATCGAACCCAACGCATGATACAAGCACGACATGAATCTATCCATCTATTAGCCCCATAAAGCCCCTGAAAAATAGAATGTGATATTTTATATGTCCAATGTCTTAAATCGCCTTCTACACGCTTGTAAAAAGTTAAGAGGACGCTTTGCCAGATAGATGATAATTTATACCCACAAATAAAAATAAGCCGCCTATGGCTATCATAGACGACCTATTTTCTATCCAAATGTAATTTTATACTCTTTCCCATAGTTTGATCAAAATTCCTAGATAACTATCAGGCGAAAATCACATAGCTTTTGTTCTAGCGTTGGTCATTCTCTCTGACATCTGCCTTCTCTGATCCTCAGTCAAAATCTTTGGTTGCCTGATGGAAATGTATCTCTTGGGAACTTGGTAAGTCTTCGAGCATTCATCTTCCCGAATAAGGTAATATTGTTCTGGATACTTTGCACAATAGCCATCCAATTTCCTCATCATTGCCTGATTGCACGTGAAAACAGTAGCTTCCTTTTCCTCATCGTTGAACGTAATAGTCGTTTCACTTTCAATTCTTAACATTTGTCATCATCCTCTTCTGTTATTTTTTTTATAGACATCCACATTCTTTTTTCATCATGCAGCACATTCTTTTTTCTTCATGCAGCTCCTCGGACAAACTCTCTCAGATAATAATAAAAACTGCCATATATGTATTTCCCCGCCAATTCCTTACCGACGAAAGCTATATCAATCCCGTATCTATGTTGGAATGTCAGCATGCTTGCAAAATATGCCTTTTCATTCATCTGGGTATTATATTTGTGGTTCAATATATCTTCATAACTTCCATTTTCAACCATGAGAACCATTCTGCAGTTACTTGATCTCATGAACTCATTTTCGAATCTCTGGCGATCCTGTGCAACGTTCGCTGAAAGTTCCTCCAAGGATGCCTTTCTCTCAATCACAAAATTCCTATCGAAATACATATCCCTATAAATCCCCAGAGATTCATTTTTGGGTAGTAGGAAAGAATAATCCCCATAATTCAATTTGTGCTTCTGATACTGAACCTTCAATTTGTCTAGTTCATAGAGAATATGAGAATTCATCTGTTCTCTGGAATCCCAAAGAACCACCATGCTTTTCAATAGCCCGTCCAACTCTTTTGCAGTGTAATTATATTGTTTTAAATTCAAACTCGTCACGCTCCCCTCTGTAGATAGTCTATTGCCGCTAGGTTTATTGTCCACACTTCTTCTCTTTCTTCTTTTTTCCCCTAATTTTACATTTTACTTCTTTATCATCCTTTTGAAAAAAACCACTTGAAAAACCGTTTTTCCACTGAAACCACTTGGGAAACCACTTGAACAAATCCTTTTGTATAGCCACTTTGAATTTGTTTTAAGTGGGAAAGTGGCTTTTTTTCTTATACCGTTTATATATTTATATATATATCTCTCTTTTTATTTTTTTTTCTATGTATGAAGTAATAT